CCGTGGCCCGTCATGGTGCCAAGCATGGTATCAATGTGGGCAGTGACCGGTTCGACGCTCGTGCCTCGGCCTTCATGGCTGCTGAGTATGCTGCGGACAATCAACGGTATCTCAAGCGCAAGCTAGGACGTGATGTTCGACCGGGTGAAATCTATGTGGCTCATTTCATGGGTGCCGGTGGTGCTCGTCGATTGATTCAAGCCACAGAAGCAGACCCCGGTGTTCCGGCGGCTGATATGTTTCAGAAAGCAGCCAGTGCCAACCCCTCAATCTTCTATAACGAAGACGGCTCTTCGAAGTCCGTTGGGGAAGTCTACGACAACCTCATGGCAACCGTAGAAGGTGCGCCTGAAAACCCTACTAATCCTCAGGAGCAACCTACCGTTCCTGGGGAGCTTCCTAGTAAGCCAGAAGACACTGATGAAGCGGCAGCTGTCCCACAGGACGCTGTTTCTGAGTTCAAGAAGCGTGATCCCTTCAAGGGTGGTCGTAAGATCACCTTTGGAGAGATAGAGGTTGCGCCTCCTCCTCCGTCAGCATCCGACACCGTCAAGGAAGCGATGCGTATGGCGGAACGGGAGAAGGAAATCTCCCTCATGCAGGGGTTCAAGGATGCCTTCGATCAAGAGGGTCTTCTGTCATATGCCTTCATCGGAAACACCGAATTGGCTCCTGACAAGAACTTTGTACTCGACGAAACCATGCTCAAGGAAGTCTCTAAGGGTGTTCCTGAAGAGTACCTAGAGTGGTTCTCAGAAGCTCACTCAGAAGCACACCTGATGCAGATCAGGGACCATGCTCTGGCTGATGTCGAGAAGACTCAGCGTCTTGAAGCATTGGGATGGACTGGCACAGGACTACGTGTCCTTGCCAACGTCGTCGACCCTGCACAGCTTGCCATAGGTGTTGCTACGCTTGGGCTGGGCAATGTTGCTCTCGGTGGGCGTGCATTGTCTACCGCAGGTAAGATCGCTTATGGCGCTGGCTCTAACGCAGCCGTGTCTGGTGGTATTGAGGGACTGGCTCTTCTGTCCAACCCACACCGTAGTGGTATGGATGTCCTCTATGGTGCTGCTGGTGGTCTCGTACTTGGTGGCCTTCTCGGTCCCCTCGCACGTAACCCGGCTACTGCTGGAGAAGCTACTGAACTCCGAAACATCGGAAAGTCCCTTCGCGACTCCATTGATAATGAACTCAACCACGCTCCAATCGAGAGTCAACACATTGATGACCTGGCCCGCGCCAAGACGGTTCTCTTCAAAGGACTGAGTGACGTTCATGTCACTGAAGAACTCGGAGAAGCCATCCAAACGGCTATCCGTATTCTTCCTAAGAAGTATCGGCTTGAAGTTGAAGCCAACCTGAAGCTCAAAGGCTTCGGCACCGTCCAAGGTGTTCACTATCCCGGCCTTGCGATGGTTGCGTTGTCGACATCCTCACAAGACATCACAAAGACCATCCGGAATGAAGCTATTCACGCTCTCCGTAAGTCAGCGATTATCTCTGATGAACAGTGGGGTGTTCTCGCACAGGCTGTGAAGGATAACGACTGGATGACCCAGTTCAATGTCCGTCAACGCTGGGAAGCCGGGTACATTAAGAATGGTCTGACCGGAGATGCCCTCGAAGACAAACTCGTTGAAGAGGCCGTGGCAGAAGCATACGGACACTTCCTCAAAGGCACTACAAAGTTCTCTCCGCCGGTCGAAGAGGTCTTCACTCTCATGCAGAGAGTTGGAGAAGCCATTCGCAAGGCAATGGGCAAGAAGAGCATGGACCCGAACGATGTGGTCAAAGACATCTTCACCCAGATTGAGAATGGTAATCTTGATGGACAGGGACTCTCTGTACTGCTGAACACCAAGCCTCGCCAACGTGTGAAGGCTGGTAGTCGATCTGTCGGTGCCAAGGAAAACGAACTGGTCGAAGAAAAGATCATCTCTGATCCCAACTTCGATAAGATTCAGGACACTGAAGTCGAGAGCACGGCTTTTGGAAAGATCAGATACGATGTTGTCGGTCAGCTCAAAAGCTCTAAGAACGCCCTCTCAAGACTCTTTGGTGGTGTTCTTGGTGAAGACGCTGTCGGTAACGCAGGAAACACTGTAAACCGTTTCGGTGCTTCTGAAGAGATGGACAGATACTTCCGGACCTGGATGACCTCCTACCGACGTATGTATACGGTCGCGTGGTCTGACTGGAAGAAGTCTCAGAACCTCAATGTCTGGTCTGCCCGCAATGAACGTGGTAACTTCCACGACGAGGTCACTAGATACATCCGGAACACGGACCCATCGATCAACGATACGTTTCATCCTGCTGTCGTGAAGCTCGGTAACAGGGTATCTCAACTCCAAGAGGAAATCCGCAAGCTCGCCCAGAACCCTCTTCTCCAAGAAGGGAAGATCGGCAAGGCCGTTGCTGGGTTTGACGAGGTGCTTGAGAATCCGAACTACGTCACACGCATGTGGTCACACCAGAAACTCAACGATGCTATTGCTGAGTTTGGTGAAGGCTCTGTAACTGATCTGGTCTACAAGGCAATGCGCTCTGCACAGCCTGAGGCAGATGATGAACTCCTCAAACGGGTTGCCAAGGCATTCACACGCGCTATTCATAAGCGTGCCAAGGGTGCCGATGCTGCGTCTATCCGTGCCTTCACAGGCGACGATCCTACGCTGCTCAGAGAGTTCCTTATGGACGCTGGGCTGGACGAGATCGATGCTGACAGGCTTGTAAAGAGCCTGAAGAAGAGTACAGACCCCAAGGCCCATCCGAGAGGTGAAAGCCGTGTACTCATGGACGAGACCTTCGTGGTTGACGATGTCCTTGACAGGAACGGTGTTTCTACAGGTCGCAGCCTTAGTCTGACTGATCTCCTGAACAACGACATCGACGATCTCTTCACTCACTACTCACGCTCTCTGGCCGGGGCTATTTCCCTCGCCAAGGTCCGTATCAAAGACCCCAAGACTGGCGAGCTTATCGTCAATGGTATCTCTTCTGATGCAGACTTCGAGACACTCCTTCGCAGGATGCGTGAGTGGGGTGCTGAGAACATCCGTGACGGTAACGCCTCTGATGTCAGTAAGGCTGATGAAACGAACCTCAGGTGGCTTTATGATCGCATCAAGGGTGTTCCTGATCCTGCACAGCAGGGGAAGGTCGCCGCTTCCATGCGTATGCTTCGCAAGTACAACTTCATCCGTGTGATGAACCAAGTTGGCTTCGCGCAGATACAGGAAGCTGCTGTGACCGTAGGTACTCTCGGTGTCCGAGCTGCTCTGTCCCACATGCCAGCCTTCCGGCGTATTGCCAACATGGATGGTGAGAAGATTCTCAGGGATGGACTAGGTGCTGAGATCGAAGCAATCTTCGGGATCGGTACTGATCGTCTCCGAAATGTCGTATCCAATAGATATGATGACTTCGCAGGGACTGGGCTTGCCCACGGCTCTGACAGCTTCGGTTCCAAACTAGAGAACGTCCTAGACGCCGGTTCACGGATCACGTCAGACATCTCTGGTATGTCCACGGTCAACGCCGCACTCCAGCGGTGGACTGCAAAGGCTGTCGCTCAGAAGTTTGCCAACCTGGCTCTCGATCCTTCTAAAGCCAACATGAAGCGCATGGCTTCCATTGGTCTCGACGACAAGATGCTCAAACGCATCTCCAAAGAGGTCAATGAGAACTTCTCGAAAGAGGAGGGCATGTTGTTCTCTGGCAAGGTCACGAGGATGAACCTCGACAACTGGAAAGACCTAGAAGCTCGTGCAGCCTTCGAGAACGCTCTCCACAGGTGGTCCCGCAGGATCATTCAGGAGAACGACATCGGTGCCATGCATCGGTGGATGAGTCATCCTGTTTCTCAGTTGATCCTCCAGTTCCGGACCTTCATGCTCGGCTCGTGGACGAAGCAATTCCTCCATGGTGTCCACATGAGAGACTGGGAGACCTTCTCTGCCTTCACCATGTCAATGGTAGGTGCCGGGACTGTCTACACGATGCAGGAGAACCTCAAGGCCGTCGGACGCTCTGATAAAGACGAACGGCTGCAATTCAGGCTCTCTCCTCAGAACATCGCCAAGGCAGCGTTCGCTCGATCCGGCTGGGCTGCAATGTTCCCGGCGGCTGTCGATACAGGTATCAAGCTCACAAGTCCGCTCCATGACTTCGACCCTATGTTCGACTTCAGGACGACCGGACAGGCTTCTGACCTGATCTTCGGCAACCCATCGTCTGGACTATACAACTCCCTCCAAGACGCCAATGTTACGTCTCAGAAGGGGATGCGTTCATTCCAGCAGATGCTACCGTTCCAGAACTTCATCCCAATCTCTTCACTCTACAGCTACATGATCTCAGACCTTCCGGAACGAGATCGTAGGTAATTCAACAGAACAGTCACTGACGTCAGGCGTCACACTGTTACAGGGTCAAGGGGTCTTCGGACCTCTTGATACCTCCACTTACGGAGATATTCCGAATGGCGAATAGCTTTGTCCTCTATGAAGGGGACGGTGCCCAGACTGACTACAGTGTCCCGTTTGGGTATCTTGACGCATCTCATATCAGCGTGAGTGTCGACGATGTCGATTCCACGTTCACTTTTCTCACTTCAAACACAATTCAGATGGACTCCGCACCTGCTGATGGTGCATCCGTCAAAGTCTTCCGCACGACGCCTACTGCCCTTCAGGTAACCATCCCTGCTGCTGGTGTGTTCCGTGGGGACGACATCAACAACCAGACCCTGCAAGCTCTCTATCTGACTGAAGAGTCTGTCGACGCTCTCGGCTCAACTCTGTCAGAAGATGACTCTGGTCACCTTGACGCTGACAGTCGAAAGATCAAGAACCTCACTGATCCAACCGAAGATCAAGACGCGGCCACCAAGGCGTATGTTGACTCAACGACCGCCTCTGATGTTGCTGCGGCTGCTGCGAGTGCAGCAACTGCGGAAACCCATAAGGACAGTGCAGCGTCGTCGGCGTCTTCGGCGTCTTCGTCCGCGTCTGCGGCTGCGGCTTCCTACGACAGCTTCGACGACCGCTATCTCGGCGCGAAGGCTTCTGACCCGTCTGTCGACAACGATGGTGGGTCGCTCCTCACGGGCGCAATGTACTTCAACACCGCGTTGAATGTAATGAAGGCGTACAACGGTGCTAGTTGGCAGGTTTCCTACAATCCGGCGACCGCTGGCGTCGACAGCTTCAACAGCAGAACCGGTGTTGTCAGTCCCGCCGCGAGCGACTATGACGCCTCCCAGATTGACAACGACAGCAACGTCCCCGGTGACTTCGTCGACGACGCGCTGAACAACCTCTACATCAAACACAACTTCACCGCCAATGGCGCTCCTACGACGGGCGACGACGATGGAGACGGCTACTCGGTCGGCTCCAAGTGGTACGACGTGACCGGCGATGAGTCATACGTGTGTCTCGACTCGACCACCAGTGCCGCCGTCTGGCTCAACACGACGCTCACCATTGACGACCTTGGTGACCTCGCTGTGGCTGATGACGCGGATGGCGTTGGTTTCACGTCCGGTTCGGGCCTTTCCGCTACGGACGTTGCAGCTGCACTTGACGAGCTTGCCGACGAGAAGGCGGTCCTTTCCCAAACGTGGGAATTCTCGGGCCTCATTGTGGACCCTGAAGAAAAGGACTACACGCTCAAGCTCAAGATCGGCTATGGCTTCACCATCACCGAGACCACGACCATTTCGGCGTCGGGCACCTGCACCGCCACCTTCAAGATCGGCTCGACCCCGCTCGGCGGCACCGCCAACTCGGTCTCGGACAGCGAGTCGAGTCAGGCCCACGCCAGCGCCAACGTGATGGTCGCTGGTGACGACTTGATCGTTACCATCTCCAGTAACTCCTCCTGCGCTGACCTGGCCTTCACTATCAAAGGCACGCGGAGTCTGAGCTAATGTCAGAAGAACTCCTTCTCATTATCGGCGGGCCGGGCGAACTCACATATGGGGCCGACCTGTGTACCGCCGGTCAATCCGTTAACTCGTCGATGCGTGGCGACTTCCCGATTTCACGGGCATACGACAACAATTCGACGACACAGGCTCTGACGTCGGCATCAAGTGCGTCCGGAACCTACTTCGGACAGAACTTCGGAACGCCAAAGCACATCCGAAAAGTCACAATTCAACAGGGCTTTGGTGGGTCTGCAACCTCCTACACCGTGTCGGGTACAGACAGTATCGCGGTTGAGCGGAGCAGTGACGGGTCTGCGTGGACGGAGGTGGTTAAACTCAGCCCGGCGCAGAATCAGGATGTTCAGGAGTTTCTCATTCCCGCAAGCGCCGCCTATCAATACTGGCGCATTAAGTCGTTGACCGCACCGTCTGGTGAATGGGCCATTCGTGAACTGGAAATGATGGAAGCATCATGACAATAAAATCCCAAACCGACAATTCTCTTGAACTCTCCATCATGCGCTCTCTGGGCCGGATGGAGGGCAAGCAGGACATGATCCTTTCCAAGGTCGCTGCAGCTGAGTCTAAACTGGCAAAGCACGAAGCGATCCTTCAGGACGTCCAAAAGAAGTGGGCATACGGCAGAGGAGCCGTCGCGGTAATCGCTGCGATGACAACCTTCGCCTACGCCCCGATCCGTGAAACCGTCCTCAAGTGGATGGGATGGGCGGCGTAATGAAAACCTCAACCTCAACTCTCGAAGCCTTGTTCGATGCACTTGCTTCCGAACTGGCAAAACAGATCGAGGAAGGCAAGGACGTCGCCACCAAGGACGGCGAGATTGTTCGGGCATCCCCGGACGCCTCGACTCTCAACGTGGCTCGTCAGTTCCTCAAGGACAACGGCGTCGAAGTTGTGGGTGAACAGAGCGAGGGTCTGAGGAAACTCGCCAATGTTCTCCCCTTCACGGACAACCTGGACGAAAAACAGGCGAGCTAAATAGAGTGGGCTGGAGGGCCGTAAGGTGTTTTCAGGTAGGTAGAGACCTATCAGGTGCCTTTCGCGCACACAGCCCACCTCTGAGGCGCTCACAGACCCCTAAAACATCCACTGGAGGGACTATTATCTAATGGATGACAAGAAAGTCGACCCATTGGCCACTGTTGGCCTTCGGGAGAAACGACTCAAGACTCACCTCAACGAAACGACATCACTGACCAATCCAGACCCTCTGAAGGCTGATTTCAGGAACTTCCTCTACGTGGTCTGGAAGCACCTCAATCTCCCTGATCCGACCCCTGTCCAGTATGACGCTGCCCACTTCCTTCAGAATGGTCCTCGTCGTCTGGTCATCGAGGCGTTCCGGGGAGTAGGTAAGTCGTGGGTAACTTCGGCCTATGTGTGTTGGTTGCTCTATTGCGATCCGCTCCACAAGGTACTCGTCGTCTCTGCATCAAAGATACGTGCAGACGACTTCTCGACATTCACGCTTCGCTTGATCCATGAGATGGACCTGCTGAAGCATCTACGTCCCAAAGAGGGACAACGCCAATCAAAAGTAGCGTTCGACGTCGGCCCAGCTAAGGCTGACCACGCTCCCTCGGTCAAGTCCGTCGGCATCACTGGACAGCTTGCGGGTTCCCGCGCTGACACCATAGTCGCAGACGATATCGAGGTTCCCAACAACTCGGCCACTCAAGTCATGAGAGACAAGCTCTCAGAGGCCGTCAAAGAGTTCGACGCCATCCTGAAACCTGGAGGACGCATCATCTATCTAGGGACACCTCAGTGTGAGCAGTCGATCTACAACACCCTGCCTGAACGCGGCTACGTGGTTCGCATCTGGCCCGCACGGTTCCCTAATGAGACTGTGAGAGCCAAGTATGGGACTGCACTGGCTCCGTTCATTGCAGACCAACTCGACCGCGATCCCGAACTCGTAGGACAACCCACAGACCCTGATAGGTTTGATGACGTTGACCTTACGGAACGTGAGATGTCCTATGGACGCTCTGGGTTCGCATTGCAGTTCATGCTCGACACGTCCTTGTCCGACGCTGACAGGTATCCCCTGAAGCTGGCAGACCTCATCATCATGAGCCTAAACCCCGACAAGGCACCGGTAGACATCATTTGGGGGACATCCCCTGACCTCGTCATAAACGACCTGCCCAATGTGGGACTTGGTGGAGACAGATTCCACCGACCCATGCAGATCACTTCAGACGACTGGGTGCCATACAATGGTGCCATGATGGCTATCGACCCCTCTGGTAGAGGCAAGGATGAGACTGCATACGTGGTCATCAAGGAACTCCATGGTCGTCTTCATGTGACCGCTATGGGAGGCTTTAGAGGGGGTTATGACTCAGACACGCTCCAAAAGCTCCTGAGTATAGCCAAAACCCAGAAGGTGAACCTGATACAGGTTGAGCCTAACTTCGGTGACGGCATGTTCGCCCAGCTCCTCCGATCAAAGGCCATGGAGATGTATCCGGTCGAGATCGAGGATGCAGAGTGGGCGCGTACCCAGAAGGAAGCCCGTATCATTGACACCCTGGAACCCGTCATGAACCAACACAGACTCGTGCTGTGTCCTAGTGTCATTGAACAGGACTACCGGTCCACTGAGGGATATGGACCTGAAGAGGTCAACCGGTATCGCCTGATCTACCAGATGACACGCTTGACAAGAGAGAAGGGTGCCATCGTGGCTGACGACAGAATTGACGCCCTTGCTATGGCCGTCGCTTACTGGGTTGAGATCATGAATCAGAACGCTGATCAGGCTCTGGAAACACACAAGGAAAGTCTCCTCAATCAGGAGCTAGAACGCTTCATGGAGCATTCTATAGGTAAGTCCTTGAGTGGACCCAGTTTTCTGGATGCAAGGTAATTAGGTTGCACACTAGGTGCGATCCCCTCCTAGTATATACTAGGTATGCACTCTGTGTTTCACAGTGTGTGGAGGGTGTGGGGGCGTCCCTCCCACCTCCACCCCTCAAACCTATATACTAAGATAATTCTAAGAGAACTCTTAGTGTCTGGTCGCTGTCAGTCACCAGTGAGGTGTTTCTTCAGCTTCACCTTCTGATCCTCAAGGATACTGGAGAGATGTAGGATGGTGTTGGGTCTACCCCGACGACTGGTCAGAATGGCATTCTCCTCTGCGAGACATGCCCTATAGGCTACCTCCACAGCGTAGCGTAGGTCTTTATGAAGGGTCTTCTGGACCCTGTAGGACTTCACTGAACACTCTATCCAGTTCTCAAGAGCCAGCTTCATGTCCTCACGGTTCCCTCCCTCGGCTGAAGTGCCGAAGGTCAGTCCCGTGAGTATGACTACAACAAACCTGAACATACTTCACCTCACTTAAATGGAGAATCCAGCAATGGACACGATCATCATGGACGATGTCAAGTGGACGTGGGATGACGATCATCGCGCATACACTGACGGAACTCGTTACAGGAACGCTAAGGACTTGGAGAAGCTCATAGGTGGCTTCTAGTGTCTTGGGGGTCTTTCGGATTTCAGACACAAAAATCTGAATCCTCTTCTAATAGAGAGCGCGGCGAAAGTACCCCCGTGGCCCCTCTCGCGCGCGTATCGTGCGGGTATAAGTCCTGGTCGTTGTCACACGATTTGTCACCAGTAGGCAGGAAACGGCAGAAGACTGCGCACTTGCAATAGACTACGAGAGTATTACACGTGGTCATGTGTACATTCTACGCCATGTGCTCCCAAGGCTACACGCTGATTAGTTGGGTGTGTGTTTGTCTATCAGTGTTTTTGCATTGGCACACCTCAAGCCACTGCAAGTGACTTCAATCCGTTACATGATACGCAATGCGCTTATGCAATCCGTCGCTCGGTATAACTGTTATATCTGCAATCTCACTGTATTGCCCTGATAAATACCCTTATTGATATTCACATGCCGCGAATCACTTCAATACCTTATAAATCCACTGCATCACATACTGCAAATGGTCGCTATCAGTTGTTTTGGACGGTCATTAGATTGTCACAGATGCAGAAAGTTTCGTTCATTATCAATGAGTTGTAAAATACTTTCAGAAACGTGTTGACAATATCCACTATCGTAACTATTTCTAGTTGACACATAGCGGCACTGATAGCCGCACTAGGCACCGCCTAACTCCCTGATGCAACGTCAATAAGCCTAACAGGGTCCGCTAAGTCGACGGGTAAAAGGTTAGGGCAACCGGGCAACGATAATGGGGCAACCGCTACCCGTCGTTAAGCAATAGCCTTGTGCGTCTGTCAGTGCCGCTATGCCCATGCGAGAGGGAATATAAGACACATGCAAATCAAGATAACGAGACATTTTGAGTTTGAGTGCTGGTCACTCAGTGAAGTCTATATCCGCGTTGGCAATCACGCGGTTCATTACAGCATAGATTTAGGTCTATCAATCCACTAGCGAGGGAATTACACCATGGAAAAGAATGCAGATAACATGACCAAGCGCTTGAAGCGTGCCGACTTTGCCGGTGTCATATTGTACGAGGGACCGTCACGTATTGACGGAGAACCTGTCGTTGTTATCGCGACCAAAATCACTGGAGCAAGCGCTAACGTCAAGACTGGCGCAATGGTTCAGACATTCATCTTGCGTGCCGACGTGGCACCCTTAGACGCTCTCAAGTCTGGCGCTGATAAGTCAGTATGTGGCGACTGCCAGTTTCGCCCTGCCAATGGTGGCGGATGCTATGTGAACGTAGGGCAAGCTCCGCGCTCGGTCTATGTCGCGTACACCAAAGGCCGCTATGCTCGCCCGGGTGTCGACTATGACCGGTCAATCCTGCCTGAGTTGTTCGCTGATACGTTGTTTCGTCTCGGTTCATATGGTGACCCTGCAGCGTGCCCGGTGTCGATTTGGGACCAATGCACGACCAAGGTGAGGGCTAAGAACGGTTACACGCACCAGTGGCGTCGTTTCCCGTCCTTCAAGCGACACTGCATGGCGTCATGTGATGATCCTGCAGACTTCACAGAAGCAACAGGCAAGGGCTGGCGCACGTTCCGTGTCCGCCTTGCGTCTGAACCTATCCACCCTAAGGAAATATCCTGTCCTGCAAGTCATGAAGCTGGACAGAAGACAACGTGTGCGGCTTGCCGTGCATGTGGCGGCACGTCCGCTAAAGCCAAGGTGAATATTGCAATCATCGCTCATGGTTCGACTGCCAAGCGATATATCGAGAAGAGGAACGCAGCATGATGATCTGTTATTGGCCGTCGCTGAATGTGATCGGTGTTTATGGATGCATCGCGACGAAACAAGAACGAAACTTGTATCTCTCGACGCCTAGTCAATGTGACTGGATTGTCCCGGGAACAATTGACCCTAACGAGTGAACACCAGATAGCGCAGGGGCGGCACACGTCACCCTTGCGTCTTCTCGTGTCCATTGACGCGTCTAATCCACTGCAAGAAAGGGACTTACAATGAGTACCGACACACCTAACGTCTACATATCCACACGCAGCGCCGTTGCGGCTGGCCTCAAGGCAATCGCGTCCGGTGTTGCATCCACTTTCGAGACAGCTAATCGCGCCGTGCGTAACGGTGACGGTTCAGTAGATCGCGGCGTTGCCGTGGTTCTCTTTAATGCCCGTCGGCAGTTCATCGGGTACGCGTGATGGGTATCAAGATCACTGACTATGTCGTCATGTCGAGGCGTAGACCTCCACAGCACGACTCCGGATGCTGGACTGAACACCATGACCGTGCAGACGCTATTGAGTGTGCGGAGCGTGTCAATGGAAAGGTCTTCAAACGTACCGACAAGGACGGGCAGGTGAAAATGCGCCTGATCTGGTCATGGAGGCTTGCCTAATGGACACCATCAGCAAGGACGAGACCATCACTGTGTTCCTTCAAGACGAGACCCGCGCGCTGCGGGAGATAGGGACAGGGATGCGGCGCATTCGCTTCCTGCGTCACAACGTCAAGAAGAAGCGTGTGCTTGTTGAGGACCGTGGAACCGGGCGGCGTCATTGGGTGCCCGTCAAGGTCTGGCAGGGTGTTCTGGACGCGTCTCGAACACGTCAGGCACGTGATGCCAACTATAGTGTGACTCGTGCTGCCAATTCTCGAAAGCGCAGGGTGGCATGAAGGCTCCAGTCAAGACCATAAACCCGGTGGCTCGCGCGTTGCGGGTTGCCGGTAACTGTAAGCCTAAGCGTGTGCGTCCAAAACGCGGGAAGGGGGCTTACCGACGCAAGCCTAAACACAAGTGAATACCAAACAGGCACGGCCAGGATATGTCGTGTCTGTCTCGTGTTCATTCAATGGAGGGTAATATGGAGAACACCACGATTTATCGTATTGAGGATGATCTTGGTAATGGTCCGTATAGGTCAGGTCATTGTGAGGGACATAATCGTCTATATGATGATTACCGGTGTCCGCCACCGTTTGACGACCCGGGATTAAAGGATGCTTGGTATGTCATTTCTGATCTAGACCAGCGTCCACATTACCGGTTTGGGTTTGCGAGTTTAGAAGCTCTTGAGAGGTGGTTTCCAGCCCGAGAGCGTTTGCTGCTCAAAGATGTTGGAATGAAAGTGGCTGAGTACACAGTACACCGCTCTTCAACTCATTCATCTCACCGTCAAGCCATCTTCAACATCAACCACGCAACCCTTGTCCGTCGACAGGAATTGTACGCCTGAACCCATCCACAGAAGGAGAATATGCATATGAAGTGTGAAACCCATCAAATCTTCTTAGCCAACGCCATAAGTGATCTTGTCGTAGCTCAAAAGTACGTGATCGGTGGTGACATATCAGCCATGGCCGGTACGGTCTGCAAGGTCATTGAGACCCTTTCAAAACTCGATGGCGTACGTCACCGTTCAAACACCGATGAAACCTATGCAGTCTACAAGTCAGAGGTTCCAGAGGGACATAACACCGTTCTCGGCTACATTGCTGAAAACAACCCTGAAATGCTGGAGTTGATCAGTGACCCTGCAGAGGGGACACAACGAGACGGATTTAAACTGTCTCATTGGGTTCGTGGTTACGGGATCGACCCTATCAAGGTTGACGCTCCGTCTATTCTCCGTATCAAGGGTATCGAGAAGGTCAACGCATATCCGGAACATCTGTTAAAAGACAGGTTCGGGTTCTAGTTGTTATTATCCCGAGGGTGTATAGTGTGCATCCTCGGGAGCAGTTAACGTAACAGTAGGAGGAAATAGTGAAACATTCGCCAGAAATAGGCAGGTTCTCAAGGGCTGTAGAAGAGTTCAGAAAAATTGACCCTGAGATACAGGCGCAAACCATTCTGACGTTTGTCCTCACAATGCAGAGTTCAGGCAAACTGACCGTTAAGGACATCGCCACGAAACTTGGCATTGCACAGTCGAGCGCGTCTCGAAATGTTGCAGCATTGTCAAAGATACACCGCAAGGGACGTCCAGGTCATGACCTTATACGTGCCATGGAAAATCCTATGGACCGGCGTGAGAAATTCGTGGAACTCACACCTAAAGGTATTCGTGTTGCCGCGACAATTGACGAGATACTGACAGTAGATAGGAGACCATCATGACTATTCGAAAGAAGGGTGAGAAATGGCAAGCCGATTTCATGGTCGCCAATGTACGCTACCGTGAGACGTTCGACACACCTGACAAGGCTGAGACGTGGGAGCAGGAAGCTCGCCTCGCCCTTCGCAAGGGTATTCCAGTTCCTTCGCCGCGAAACGGTCGACAGGCTCGTCGTGATCTATACACTCTCGGACAACTCTTCGATCATGTTAAGATGTCACACTGGAGGGGGTTGAGTTCTGCTCGCGTGTTGATCGCTAATGCAGAGCAGGTCGTCAATATCATTGGACGCAACAAACTGGTACGTGACATCACGCGCGCCGATCTGGATGAAGCCGTGATCGCCTTCCGTGGACAGGGAAATTCCAATGGCACCATCAACCGTAAGATGGCTGGCGCGTCCAAGATGCTGCGCACTGCGCTGGAAGCAGGAGTGATCATATCCATGCCTATCATCCCCAAGGGGAAGGAAAGCAAAGGACGTGTACGTTTCATCAGCGAGCATGAAGAGGAAGCCTTGCTCGGTCTCTGGAAGCTCTGGAGCCAAGTCGATCTGTATCACTTCACGGTGTTCGCCATAGACACTGGCGCTCGCCTGAGTGAGATCATCACGCTCCGGTGGAACGGTGGTGTCTCTCCGGACGGGACCAAGGTGACATTCTGGAAGACCAAGGCCGACGAGCCTCGGACCATCCCACTCACTGCAAGGGCACGCAAGGCGCTCCAGGTTATGCGTGCAGAGAACCCTGAGGGAAGTGGACCGTGGACACACCTGTCACTCCATGGACGTCTCAGGACCATGTGGGATCGCATGAGGGGCCATCTTCCTGAGTGTGGGGACGTGGTCATTCACACCTTGCGTCACACATGCGCCTCGCGTCTCGTGCAGCGTGGTGTTGATCTGAGGCGTGTCCAGAAATGGATGGGTCACAAATCGATTGAAACAACCCTCAGGTACTCGCACCTGTCACCTCACGATCTTGAGGAACTGACAGACGTGCTGGAAGGTAACTACCAACGTGCTGGAC